GCTTTGAAATCATCTACTCCGAGAATTGCCATTTTTTATCTCCTTACACCGTGCCTACGACTTCTTCGAAGTCAACACCTGTACGAACAGCAACAAAGTTCAGAGTAACATAGTTGATTGAGCGAGCAGGTTTAATGAAAATGTTAGCAATAAACTCGTTGCGATCAACAATCTCTGCAGTGTTATTTGTTGCATCACATACGACTTTGAAGTCTGTAATACCACGACGACCCTTTACTTCACGAAGTACAGGTTCTACAATGTTTACAAATTCTGCCCGAGTGAACTCATCGTTGAATTCAAACATAACTTGTTCTGCCGCACGACCGATTGCTCTTTCAAGCACTAGGAATAGACGACGAACGTTGATACGATCGAATGCTGATGGGCGACCGAGTTTAGTTTTATCACCGAACAACAGTACTCCTTGACCAGGAATATTTGCAATCGGGTTAACACCTGCTTTGTACAACGTATCACGCTGTGCTTTAGTAGCAGAGTAAGAGATTGCAGTAATTCCAAGATACTGACCACGACGTGAACCAGCAGGAGAGAACCATGGAGCGCGATTAAGATCAGTTGCTGCCATGATACCTGCTGTTGAAGATGCCGCAGGAATATGAATGTACTGATCGTTAAACTTATCATAGATCTTGAGATAGTTATTATCTGCTACAAGATAAGATGATGAGGTGAAGGTATTACCAGTTGTGACAATGTTAGTTGTCATTGTTGCTGTGTTAGTTAGGTTTACAACATCTGAACGAGCAGGTGATGCAGCAACTACACAGTCTTTACGAAGTGATTGAGCAGTTGAAATGAGATCATTTACCACAGTTGTTTGATCTGAGCGTGATGTCATTCCAGGAGCGATTAAGAAATCAACTTCTACGATATCTTTATCTTCAAAGAGATCAAATCCAGTTAGGTACTCAGAAGTTCCGAGAGAACCAGAATTTGCTCCGCTAGTGAAGTGGTGCGTTGACGCTGAATTTGTACTTGCATAATCTGCTGCGCCATCGATTGCTGTTCCAGCACCTGCTGTTTTAAAGTCAGAATCGAAACCTGCCATCCATACAAAGTCGGAACGATCATTGATAGCATTGATTGCGTAATTAGTAGTTCCGTCTGTATTTTTGGCATTGCTGCCTACTGATACAAAAGGATATCTTTCTAGGATCGTACCGCGAGTTCCGGAAAACTCACCGCCAGAATCGATAACAACAATATGCATTTCATCATTAGATGCACCTGCTGCTGAGGCATAAGACGAAGTTCCAGGAGATGTGTCGAACTCAGAAGCATATGCCCATGCAGCAAATGCTGATTCTGATGCAGGACAGATTGATACTGCGATGCCGTTTCCTAGTTCGCCAGGATACTTAGCGACGAAAGTTTGAGATGCTGCAGCAAGTGATGCTTCCTGAGCGTCCCAGTCTGTTCCGTTTTTGACGGTTGGTACTGAAAGACCACCATCAGAATCTGTTGCGAGTTGCCCAGTGATTGACCGAGCATTTTTTGCTGATGACGTTACTTCCCGAACGACTTGGAGTGACCCTGAGTAGCGTAGGAAATAAGCAGCAGAATGAAAATCTATAGTGCTTGCGGAGTCTGGTGTAGCAAAAGTATTTGCGAGAGTTGTCTCGTTGTCAATTAATACTCTTTGCTCAGCAGGTCCCCAACGAAAGTTACCAACAATTGCGCCAGTAGTTGACTGCACGTTTGGAACGCCACCAGTCAGATCTATTTCTTTGACGACAACCGCTGGACTTGCAGACGGTGTTGAGAGTGCCATTTTTATCTTCCTCTATTAAAATTATATGGTTCCATAATACGATTAGTCAAACTTATACCGTTATTTATAATATTCTTAAATTAAAGATTCGGATCAAAAACTACCGTTGTCGACCAACGATCATCCGCATCTTCTCGTTCTATTTGATCTATATAACTACTGCCATCGTCTATCACGCCAAAGGGAACCATATCATCTTCAATCGCTTTCATTTTTTGTTCAAATAGCATTTGTTTTAAATTAATATCAGTCATATCCGCAAAATATTGAGTAGAAACAAAATAACCGAACATAACTAGATTCATCATTAGGTCGTCATGGTTTCCGTCACTCGCGGCATACGATGTACCCCTTGATTCAAACGTAGATATTTCAAGGATGGTTTGCTCGTCTACGATCTCTAGTTTGTTGCCTTCTAATATGTCTTTGATTGCGGAACAACCGAGTCTTTTACTTTTACGAGTTATTTCTATTCCGATAGCATTTGCTTTAATTTGTGATTCTACATGAACGTTTTCATATTCTAAATCGTGATATAACCCATTACACACTACAGCACCTTGATCATTCGATTCTATAACAACGTATGCTTCGTTGTATAATTTCGCGAACTTATATATAATATTAGGGAAGAGAATAGGCGAGATAGTGTTATTGCGATATACAGCAACCTGTTTAAACGGTCTAGTGCTAATGTCGAGTATATTAAAAGTAGAATAGTCCTGTCCTCTTCCCTTCGCAACATCAACGCACATGATGTACTCATGATCCTTTATAGGTTCATCGTAGACTAGGAAACTTCCACCTTCTAAATTTCTTACTGGATCTTTTGCCCTTAAACCTAATAAGGTTTCGGCACCGATTAATGTATCTCCAGTACCAAAGAATGTATTACCAAACTCTTGGTCAAACTGAAGTTGACTTGTATTAGAAATTGTTTGCTTTTTCCAGTTCTCATCACGTCCAGGAACGTCAAACCAATCTACGCGAAACGATTTGAACTCGTTTATTTTCTGGACAGATCCTTCCCAAATTTTATGAAACTGGTTGCCAATTCCGTTTGCTGTTGATGTAATGATAACTTTAGTATCCTTACCCGACGATACAACTGGATATGTCGAGGTATAAAATTCTGAAGCACGCTCAACAAAAGCAAACTCGTCAAGATAAAGAAGATTAACTGACATACCACGAATACTACTGCCGGAAGTAGCAGCAGCGAGAATACGGGAATTATTGCTGAATTCCAAAGAACCCTTATTAAGTGCTTTGGATCCTGGTTGAAGAAAGAACGGAATGTTTTCCAACATGAGCGTAATACGCGAGAGCATTTCCCGAGCAGTCGCACCCTTGTTCGCCAAGACGGCAATAGTTTTTTCACTATTGAAAAGCGCGAACCAGAGTAGGTACGCACAGGCACTGATAGACTTACCTGATTGACGACATGCGAGAACAATGTTAAACCTATTTTCGTTAAAATGTTCGAACATATTCTTTTGATAATCATATAATTCGAACGGAACCAAACCTTCATCTAATGCAATTACCTTTACATATTTTTCGCAAAAGTATGTAGGGTCTTTCATGCATCTCTTATATTCCTTTAGTAAAGCAGGCGTCCATTGCTGAAGAACACCGTCTCTTTTTACATTAGGATTCCCGAGATACGATTCTTTCTGGTTCAACATCTACTATATCATCTTCTTGTAAAAGTTTTTGAATGTCAGCAGTAGATCCGAGGAAATAGTTATTTTGCTGATTCTCAACTTGTTTCACATCATCGTTTTTATCGATGTCTTTTTGCTTTTTATTTAGGTCCATCAACTTATCGTTTACGTCCGATATGTTTTTGATCATTCCTGAAAGAACTTCATATGCTCTAGGGTGTTCACTTTCCCGAGCGACCTCTACCATCATTTCAAGTGATTCTTTGCCTTTTTCAATCAATTCATAATATGTATCGCGAGAATAATCGTAATCATTCTTAACATTACTATCAGACATAGGTTAGAAACCTCCGCCGCCACTAGGAGCAACACCGAATGAAATAATTTTAAATTCACCGTTGGCACTATCTTTCACCCCTAAACAAGGATCACCGCCATCACCGTCATTCAAGAAAATAACTGTTCCAGCACCAAACAAATTATAAGTTGCGCTATCCGCTTGGTTGAATGCCTGAAGCAAAGGTGTTTGTGCTGTAGTTGATGTTTTGTTAGCAATATATGCTGAGTCAACAATACCTGTAATGGTTGCAGAATCTGCTAGTCCAGCGAAGTTTGCATCTAATTCGCTATGAGTAAGGGGACCACCCTTAGTAGATCTGAGTGTAATCGCCATCTGTATCTCCTTATGACAATCCGCTATCGAAAGTCAAATCGATATCTGTAGAGAATCCAAAGTCGCTATCTGGTAAACCGATAACTCCGCTTGGGTTTGGTGTAACTGTTATTGTTTCTATTTTAATATCGCTATCTGCTAGACCTTGATCCATCATGAATACATCTGCCTTTGAAGTGCGAATAACTCCACCTGTGTTGATTCCGCCATAGAATGAAAGTTTCATCGTAAAATCTAATGTGTAGATAATAGTTCTACGAGATGCTAGATCTCCATCGAAATCATCAGAAAATGAAGTCCCCCCTAAAATTACAGGGATATCTTCTTTGAAGTCTGGATACTCACTCGGAAAAGGTTTAATGGTCAGAGTGTACTGTGGATTAAACGTAGGAAGAATCTGCTCAACAAGTTGTAAAGCATCATCTTGATTCTTAGCAATAATATTTAATTGAAATGAGATATCATAGGGAACAGGTGAATAAAATTTCTGCCTATCATTATCTGTTAATCCTAGAGTCTTAAAATTACTGACTTTAGTGAGTTGCCTTGTATTATCATACGCGATACTCGTCATTTCAAAAGACATACGAGGAAGTTTCAAAGCAACCTTAGAGTCGTTTAAAAGATCTGGATTAGTCCTAATTCTTTCTAGGTACTTCGCTCTTGGACCATATGCTAATGGAACCTTCATCTGATTCAGTACAGAACCATCTTTAGCAAGTCTCACAACATACAGGTCATTGAACAGTCTACCGAATATAGAAACTGCTTTTCTTATTTTTTGATGATAGAAATATGTACCGAACATTAACTAGGATCTCCGAATGGGTTAGTTTCAGAGAAGTCAATGAAGTCATCTACATATTGTTTTTCAAACTCTTGGTTTTGTTCAGTCTCTGACATTTGATTTATTTCTATTACCGCATTTGAAGTAAGACCAGTTGTTGCCCCTAATGTACTATTTAGTATCGCAGTTCCGCTGACAAACGTGTGGAACTTACCATCGTCTGCGCCAACATTAGCAAGGAATAAGTGTATCGAAGAATCAGAAGATGAATCCATAGTTATCGCTGTTATTTCACCGCTCATCTTCACGCCACCAGCAATCGTCTGATTAACTTCGTCACCTATATTGTAGGCACTGTCAATAGCAGAACCGCCAATAAACTGAATCGTGACTGCCGAGTCTGTAGTATAACCCCCACCGCTCGTGAGTGTTATAGCATTAACTGCTCCATCCGCAACAGTTGCTGTTGCTGTTGCTATACCTGCGGAATCTGCTGTTCCGCCGTTGAATAGGATAGTTGGAGGTGTAGTGTAATAAGTACCACCTTGAGTTAATGATATTGTTGTGACTGTATTGCTATCGTTTTGTGTAAGAGAAGCAGTTGCTTTCTTAGGAGCAATCATAGAAACTTTATAAAGATATGCATTATCTGTTTCAATATCTTGAACATCTTTAACTTGATTATCAAAGTCTTCACCAGCATATTCAAAGAGAGTACAACGCATTTTAAATACAGGAAGATTTTCTAACTGATAGAAAGGTTGCTCATGTTCAACCATTCTGATCTCGAACATTTTATTCGTGAGCGGTAGGTATATCAGGTCGCCTTCGGTAGGACGATCTAGATCAATTCCACTACCTGCCATTCTATTTACTTGAGTCTTAAATCTAGACTTTGATACTACGAAAGTTGCTTCGTCTCGTATCTCTACGCCAAATCTAGTAAATAGGTCACCTTCACCGTCAAACCCTTCAGAGTTTTCGATGTACATTTCAATCTTATGAGAACTTGGGAATTTAGAAGTAGGATCATCTCCAAGTAACATATCTTCGTTTACGATATGTCTCGGTAGATAGTAAATATCTTGACCATAGATCTTCAATGCCTCAATGACTAGATCTTCATAGAGATTTTGTTCAGATCTTATTTTCTCTGAAAAGTAAAAATTTCTCGCCATAAATTTATCCTAAGAAGAAGTCAGGTGGCATTTCGTTTTCTAACCTGATCCGCTCCCTCAGTTGCGTTATTTCATTAGTAGCATCATCAAATATCTGACGACCGTTAAAAGTAACTCCTCCTGGCAACTGTACACCTTCGAATTTCATAAGGTTTGATCCCCACTGCAACTTAATCAGCGCAGTAGCATATTCTTTCAACCACATATCATTATATACGGAAGTGTGTGTATCTGGATCGACTATGGAATAAATTTCAGCGATAATATAATCACCTGCTTTTATATCGTCTGCTTTGAATTCACCGAAGATATGAAGTCTGTCCTGATGCCGTGACCATTGAACTTGTGGTGTGCCATTCAACTTCATATCTAACATAGATAGGTATTGTTGCATCTGCTCGTAATATGCTAGATCTCCCGCAAAGTTCTGCAGGTCAGCAATATCATTAAGCATCATTTGATATTTGATATCGAAGAAGTTTCCTTGTGATCCGTTAAATGAACTGGATACAGGAAACATTTTAGTAACGGTCATCACGTTACTAGAGATAGGAATATATTCGTTAGTCACGTCTTCTGACGTTACTTGGTGCTTTAAGTATGTGCGGACGGTAGCATCAGAATGATACTCTTGATAATATTCTAATGCTTCGTCAATACGATCTTCAACCTGATCATCGTCAACGTTGATCTCGATTACTGGGTCACCTAGTCTTCTTTTACAATAATCAATAAGATCTTGTCTGGATGATGGAACTGCCATATCAAATAGTCTCCAAGTAAATAACTCTTTACCCTATTTATATGTTTTTTATTTTATAGTCCTACACCTAATTCAGCAGTTGGCGCAGTAAAGTTGGCAGTATATACTGCTTTCTTTACAAACCTGAAGTCTTGAATATACCCATTCCAATACTCACCCGAATTTGCTGCCAGATATGATGATCCAGGAGAATTATTAGCAGTATCACCAAGCATGAAGGTATCGCCTGTAAAGTTATTTGTTGTTGCCCAATCATCTGCGTATGCAGTTCCGTTCTCATAAAATGTTATGGTTCCATTATGCCTAACCAAAGCAACATGAATCCATGTATTAAGGGCAAAAGCACTAGTCCCTACAATCGGAGTTGATGGTGATGTTGCATATATACTGAGTTTCTTTTGACTGTTGATACCCATGTTGAACCCAACATTTGTTGCTCTGTTACATGACCAAAATGTTTGGTTAACAGGTCCACCAGTAAGAATGTATATCCACATTTCAACGGTGAAATCTCCGCCACCTAGACCTCCTGGTTGATACCATTTGATATAATCACTATTTCCATCAAACTTCATTGATGAGGATGTAGTGAATTTTCTAACAGAAGTGTCAGTTTGAGCAGTACCTGCAGTCACTAATGTTGCATTTCCTGTATTGGAATAAATTGCAAAATCTGATGTATTGTTCATTAATAGTTTTGTGTTTGTGACATGAGTATGCGCTTGTGTCGGCACAGTGATAGTTGTCTGGGTTGGATCATAAGGAGTTGAACCTTTTATCCATCTCATATCAGCAGTGAAATTTTCACTAGCATAACCACCACCAGTAGCAGATTTATGTATTTGAGCACCACTGAAATTAAATGCCGTAGAGTTTGTAACAGCAGACCCTTGCCTTTTGCCGTTAACAAACATTGACATATTATTTGATCCATCCCTACAAACAACAAAGTGATGCCATGCTCCTGGGAATAAATTTTCTCCGTTACTCGCGATTATATTAGATCCGTTTTGATAGAAATACCAGTCACGTCCACCAGATCCTGGAGTATCATAACCAATTTGTAAATTGCTATTGCCCCATGCTTCAACCAGTACCTTAATTACAGGATTACGATCAGTTGGGTGATACCAGAATTCTAAAGAAAATGCGCCATCAAAATTAAAGTCAGTGGTTGTTGGAAGTGTTATGTAGTTATTGCTAGATCCATTGGTATTGGAATTAGGAAAGTACATAGAACCGCCATGTGTTGCTGCAGTCCAAGGTTCACCGTCAAACGGTGTTTCTGGTTTAGTAAATTTACCTTCATAGACAGTACCTGATGCAGGATATATTGGATGAGGAATTGCAGTTTGAGAAGTCGAGAAGTTATCAATGTAAGGTTGCCCAGTTCCCATAAGAACTTCTGTAGTGCCTGAACTATGTATTCCTGGCGCTTGTGTTGGCATTGTAAGTGAAGCAGCATTAGAATATACACTTGCTCCGTTTACTGCTCTCATTCCAAAATAGTCAGCAAATGCTTGAAAATATCCTGAGGTATAGTTACCGTGTTGACCAATGACCCATGTACCAAGATCTGTTGAGTTTTCAGAAAATGCTTGTGTCTTAACTTCTACTCCATCAACATAGATTTTAATATTATTGTTGTATCTGTCATAAACAATCCAATGCCATTCACCATCATTAATTACTTGTCCAGTAGTTTGTGCAACATCATTAGTTCCTGACGTAAATGCTAATGTAAGTCTACCAGCATTATATTTAAGTGCATTGAATGCTGAATTGCCTGATGGATAGTTACAGAACATAATCCCTTCATCAGTTTGAGTGGTTCTAATCCACGTTTCGAATGTCCAGTCACCAGTAAACGCAAACGAAGCAGACGTATCAATAGCATAATCATTCGTAGTGGTTGAGATACAATATCCCTTAGATTCATCTTTGTAAGGTGAGAATGAACCAGCGTCTATTGTACCAGTTTCCGTTGTTGCTGTTTCTGCCTGAGAAGCATTAAGATATGTTATTCTATTAGTGTTTGCAAGAGTATTGCCTGTTGCTTTAACGCCAATCATAGTATCAGAAGAACTATCGACGATTGCAGAAAATGCTAGAGTGAAAGTGTTTGTGCCAGCACCAAATGCTACACCATCTGATGCCTTAAATGTGAGTGTAGCACTACCATCAAATCCTAATGCCGTTGCCGAATCTTCTGATCTTGGTGTAATAGTAAACACCGATGAATCTTGACTCAAGGTTGCAAGTTTAAAGAAGTCACCACCAGATTCTACACTTAATACAAGGGATGCGTCAGCATTATCAGAATCCGTAGCAGTAACAGTAACTGTTTGCGCTACACCTTCAGAAGATAACGCGATTGTTCCTGAAGGACTGAGAGATAATGTCGGAGTCGCATTAATCAAAGCGACGTTATACCACCCAGATCCAGTAGAAAGATATAATCTACTGCTTGCTGTTATGTATGCTTGATCACCAGCAGTTAAACCTGATGTTGGTAATGCTCCGATAGAATCGTAAACAGTTAATGAAGATGCCGCAGCGATAGTAGAAACTTGAGCAGAATCTAATCCTACACTAGAAGATACATTCAACAAACTATTGTTATTAGTATTTGCTTGTTCTGTGGCGCCTAAGATTGCTGCTAGGTCTCTAGTTCTACTCATTTTAGTACCATCTCTCGATCGGGTTTATTGTTATATTTTGAGTTAGTTCAACTTTAACATCAGGATTAGAACCAAGCGTAGGATTTTCAATCACATCATTAGCATTTAATTTAAATGATCCTATTGTCTCTGCAATAGTAATGCTGATTGGATTATCTACCCTATTTCCTAAAGTTTGCCAACTATATGCTTTAGTGAGATGCCCAGCACTATCAATATCAGTGCTTGCAGAATCTAAAAGATTTATGCCGTACCAATCGGAGTCTACGTCTCCGACCATACTAAACTCTAATTTTGAAAGTGCTGGACTTGCCATTCTAGTCTCTCCGAATCATCATTGCATTAACAGATGTCATTGGGAAGTATTGGTATGTGACCCCATTAATTGTTGCACTATCACCCCAGAAACCAGCATTACCTACAGTGTGATATACGCCTGCCTTTGCTGACATATTAATCTCGTCACCACCAAGAGCAGAGAAATCCATATATGATGGTCTCAGACGAATTGCTTTATTTCCGTTTGAATCAATATCATAAGCATTACCATTAATTGCATCCCATGCTTCGATATCGTTAGAAGCAACACCACCCCATTCTGTAGAGTAGAAGAATCCACGGTGTTGTGTGTATGAGGTGTAGTACGATGAGAATGGATTTGGATTTGCTAGAGCAGTAGGTCTTGCAGTAGTATTATCATCGGAAGTAGAACCTACAATACTCATCGTTGTATTTCCGTGTAAACCAACATTTCTTAACTTATCACCAATACGTTCATTGTAGATATTTCCTGGGAACATAACAATAGGTGCTTTACTGCCAGTGTTATCCCAAGTTGATGTATAAGCACCGCCATCACGATAGCAGAAATCTGCAGACGTTGTGCCAGTTCCGTTTGTAATGAACATAGCACATACAGGTACATTACTATCAGCGATTACGTTTATCTTATCTCTGTATTTCATTGCAGATGTTTGTGTAAACTGATAAATCGCACAAACATTTCTTTGGTCTTGACCATGTTGATCACTGCCTGTGAGTACTAATTTAGTTTGGTCAGCGAAAATATGAATTTCTCTGTTAGGAACATGACTTACACCCATGCCTCTAATATCAGCATCTATTGGGTTGGTCATGCTAGTGTTACCATACTGCATGTCCTCAATTCCTGTACCAACACGATTTCTAACCACTAATGTTGTCGCTGATCTAGGGTCATTGTATATGGCAGCGTTATCATGATCGCCTCTAAGACGCACATCACAATAAACTGTATGTCCAGTATCGTATGTGGATCTAAGTGTATATTCTGCACCATAATCTGCATCACTAGAATTGTAATCTAATGCAGTTGAAGAAAGTGTGCCCTTATCAGCAAAGGTCCAATGCGAACTATCCTTTGAATAGAATTCTGTTGCTGCCGAATCAATACCAGCATATCCATCAAGGTTAGCAGGTCCTGTGCCATCGTAACAATCTGTGATTGCTTTCACAATCATTCTATTTCTTGTAGCAGCAGTTGTTGCCGACAGAAATCTCATTTTTGCGTACATTTTTTTTATCCCTTATTAAATGTCAAATTAACGTAAAGATCAGATCCTGCGGTATTAGATCCAACTTGAGTTATGTTTACTGTTAAATAATCATCTTTAGCAAGATTGATTGTATCGTTAGTAGTCCCGCTATTTAATGCGCCATCTGCGATTGTTACGGTTTTTACTGTAGTGGTACTATTCTTCACTATATTTATACTGATTGCTGCTCCTGCTGGAGCACCTTTTACGTATGCTTCAACATTTTTTAATATAGAAGCACCCTGTAAATAAAATCTTTGGACACCATCATACACACTTATGGTACCATTTTTATGATATGATTTGAAAAATTCTGTAACCGATTTTTCGAAAAGCATATTCACAAATAAATTTGATCCTGCAGTTTGAGAACCAACCTGCGTTATATTAACTGTAGCAAAGTCATTCTTCGCGAATGCTGTAGAGGATCCTGCTGATACGGTAGAAGCACCAGATGCTAATGTAATCGTATCTGTAATATCGCTATCATTCTTTTTAACATTTACAATTAAACTGCTACCAACTGGAGCGGTGGCCACCGTTGCAAGAATTGATTTAAGGTTTGTGTCCTTGTTAAAATAAAATCTTTGATCACCAGCAGCAACTTTAAGTCCTCCAGAATATTGAAATGTTCTTTCAAATTCATAACCGAGTGTAGCAGTACCAGAATCTGCACTAGCAGCAGGAGCACGGGCAGTAACATAATCACTGTCAACAAGAGATAAAACTGTAGCAGAGTCAACCCTTCCAGTGCCAGCAATTGCAAGAACATAATCTGAATCGATAAATGCTAATACTGTTGCAGAATCTAATCCTCCTGCTCCGCCACTACCAAACACTGACACATTTCCAGTGTTTTCTGCTTCAGTGAGTCCGAGTATTTTTGCGATGTCTCTATTTCTACTCATTTTACACCACTTTTCCTGAAATGTTATTGGTAACTAATGTTGTTATCTCTGCATTTGTTAGTGCCGATGAATAAAGCGCAACCTGTCTTACTGCACCTCCACCGACATCGCTATAATAACCACCTCGCCTTGCACTCACACCAAAGAATACATGACCAGTATCATTACCCAAAGGTCCAGCAACACCACCTGCTCCAAAGTTCGCATCAGTGTTAGTAAAGGAATCAGTTACGAGTGCACCAGTTAAAGCATTAAATTCTAAAAGTTCAAATGGACCTGTCGCAGTTCCTCTTGCTACAAGTACAGAACCCCAACCACCAGTTGAACCCTGATTGTGCAATGTTGTTTGAGTAGCATTTAAGTTAGTATTAGATACTAACCAAATATTATCACCATCAGAACCACCATCCTGTCTTACAAATGGGTTACCACCTGCCCAGTCATATAAGTGTCTGTTTGGAGTATAACTATGTCGGAAGTCAGTTGTACTGGAATATGCTTTACCATCTTTCCAGTGCATAATAAGAGTAAAGTTTGAATTGAGAATCTGTGCTTCAGCACCAGCCATAGCATAATGGTTAGTTGTAGAACCAGGAAGATGAGAGTAACCACCCTCTGCTGCAAACGTGCCTCCAGTAAAGACATTTGATGCTATGCTTGACGTTGCAGTACCGTATGTTTCTACAGAACCACTAGTAAAGTCGATTGCCTGCCATGATCCTGCCCATCCAGCAGAAATTCTAATTGTAGCAGTTGATGATATTTTATGAGTTCCATCAGTAGCAATACCTCTAAACAAGAAATCACCGAGATGTTGTTTTGTTGATGCTTTAAGGTGGAATATTCCAGCAGATGAAGTACTGCTATCAATTACTTGATGAGCACTATCTAGTTGTATAGGGTTTTCTGGAACTGTTTGAAATGAATATGATATTGGAAACCCTTCACGGTCGGGTGCTGCGGATACTCGTAAAGTAAATGCATCATCCCCTACTGCAGAAATTATAGGTTGAGTGGATAAACTAGAATCAAATGTAAGTGATTCATTTGGTCCAGAAAATACTCTGTCGTATTCATTACCATCATAAAGGTATAGTGCTTTAGTGTTTTTAGCATAGTGCAGTGTTCCGGAATCAGGTACTGCCGCAAATGCTCCTAATGAATCAGCATTGGTTACACCACTGCCGCCACCACCGCCACCTGATGCAGTAACAACCAAACCTCTTATTGTAGTTAATAATGTCATATTAGTTCTCTGTAAGTAACCAACCTTGTGTCGCATCGTAGTAGACGAGACCAAGTGCTGTTCGATTAATATTTATAGTCAAGTCAGAAGCAACACCTTGTATGTTATGACCACTTCTTCCGATTGTAATATTGTTTGTTGCTGCATTTCCTGTTACATCGATGATTCTAATTTCATCACCTTGTGAAGCAGTAGAAGGTAGATTGACCGCTCTAGCACTGCCAAAAGTATCTATAAAGATTTTCTCACCTGCTGATGCAGAAACTGTTCCTGTGCCAACTTTCCAAGCATTGGTTGGTCCAGTCAGAGGTCTTCCTCTAGCGAATGCTGATACTTTCAATTCATCATTCAGATTAGCAGCATCAAGAAGTGTTACCGATTTTCCACCAATAGCAGTGTAGTCATCACTATCGTTTAACAACAAACCGTTCAAGAATACTTGTATGTTATCATTTTCGTAATTCAGATGCTTCCCAGCAGTATCTTCGCCACTGAAGTGAGTCTGTCCAGCACTAGCAGTAAATTTGTATGTTGTTAAATCTGCGTTACCTATTCCTGAGAATGCTGAAACAACAACGTCATCATTCGCTATTGTTGCTTCTGTTAGAACTATAGAATATCCATTTGATGCAGTATAGTCTGAGAAGTTTTTCAGAAGAATACCGTTTACATGAACTTGAACTGAATTAGGGTTGTAAGATAACGTTTTACCGTTTTGATCTACACCAGTAATTACAGTTGCTGGAGATGACGTAACGTATTCAAACTGATCGACGTGTGGCGTTACTACCGTTCCTGTTTGATTACTGATTATAATTCCATCGCTTGCATCTGCGCCAGTCGTAAGAGTAACTGTTGTTCCAGCACCATTGATAGAATAGTCATCTGAGTCTACAAGCAATATACCATTTAAGAATACATCAGTTGAACCATTTGGAACACTGAGCGTTACCCCTGCATTATCAGCACCAGTAAAGATTGTCTGATTTAATGTTGCGGTATATGTAAATTTATTAGTTCTGAGTGACTGTACTGCAACTTGCTTATGTACGACATCGCGATCTACGATGCTGATAACATCACCTGCACCTGCGGCAGATACTAAACTGATAGAAGCAGAATCTATAGTGTAATCTGTCGTCAACACCATCAAGATGCCGTTTACAAACACATCGGCATTCACTACTGGTTTAGTAGCAGGGAACAATACCTGACTAGCAGTTGCTGTGATAGTAGTTGTAACGGTTGTTAGTTCTCCTGCCCGAGAACTGACGATAGATGCCACATAGTCACTATCGATCAATTGAGTCGTTAGAGCAGAATCTAATCCTCCTGCTCCACCACCACCGCCACCTGAGATTGTGATTGTTTTTGTAGCACCTGTTCCAGATGCAACTACGCCAGAACCTACAAAATTAAGAGTTGTAGCAGAAGTTGATAATGCGGACCCTTCATCTTGAACGGTAACTGCTCCGCCAGACTGGCGAAGTTGAATGTAATCGGAATCAACAATAGCACTTATGCCAGCAGAATCTTGGAATCTATCTCTTAGTGCGACGTATGCGCTATCAACAAGTGTTGTTACATGTGCATCGCTATATGGATTTATGTCAGCATAATTCGCTAGTTTGACCCAGTTGCCAGCGTGTGCAAAGTAACCAGCGCCAGTACCATGAACATGAGCAAACATACCATGATAGTCAGAGGCAGAAGGAAGATCACCTTCGACAGAATACACGTTTGAATAAAGGATCTTATTTGATCCAAAGTCAATATCAGAATCACCGATACGAGTTTGAAGTCTTACATAAGCAGAATCAATTATAGATGTTACTGTACCAGAATCTTTAATATTATAACCAGCAACGGTTATTGTAGCACCATTATCACCTTCAATTGATAAGTTCTTTGATGCAATGATTTTTGAACTACTGGAATCACCTTGAAGACGAAGTGATCTTCTTATCACATCTGCGCCACTGTATACTGTTTGTCCATTATATGTCCAAAAGTTAACATTTGTGCTTAGTTGTATAAGATTTGCGTTACCATTAACATTTGTAATATATCCACCAGTCCATGTAACACTACTCGGATTCGTGAAGTTTACTCCATCACTTGATACCCAGATTGCTTCACCTGAATCCATGCCTGCTAAGAAATTAGTAAGACTGCTCACTTGTAAATATGGATGAGCGGTGCCTGTGCCGCTCGTACTACCGTCAGCATATCTAGAACCTGTAACTGTTGCATTGACAGAAGTGTATGTATTCTGTGTTACGTTTTTACCAAGACCTAATTCTACTAAATTGTTTAGATTAATCGCAACGTCAGAATCATGAACTGTAGAATTAATAAGAGATATTACAGTTGCAGAATCTGTTCCGCCGCTACCAGACTGTCTTGCTTGAACGTATGCTGCATCTACAACTAATGAAACAGTGCTTGAATCTAAGAAGTCACTTGTGTTGTAGGAAATCTGCCTTGCTTGAACGTATGCGCTATCAACAATAGCATTGATACCAGCAGAATCTTGGAAACGATCTCTTAGTTGAATATATGCGGAATCGACAAGAGCGATTGTAAGGTCTGAATCAAGTGCTTCATTACTGATTAAACGAATTACTGCAGCAGAGTCAACGAAGTCAACCCCTAGTGTTGGAATAGTAGGAGTCCCTTGCAGATTTGAATATTGAAGATAATGTACACCTTGGAATCCATCTAGAGTGTCAGCATTAGTATTCAAAGCATCTACGAAGGACTTAGTGACCTGCTCTAGTATAGCAGAATCAATCATTGCACCTGCTAATGTAGAATCAACGAAGTCAACCCCTAGTGTCGGTACAGAAGGAATCTGTGAAGTGACATATGCGCTATCAGCGAAGTCTGATGTGTTATACTTTATTTGCCTTGCTTGTACATAAGCAGAGTCAACAATATCTGTTGTAAAAGCAGAATCTCTTTGTAAATCTACCTGACGTGCCTGAACATAATCAGAGTCAATAATGGTCGTTATAAATCCAGAGTCTCTTTGTAAATCTGCCTGACGTGCCTGTACATATGCTGAGTCTACAATCGCAATCACTTGATCTGAATCTACGAAGTCGCCGAGTGCAGGAATAGTAGGTGCACCTGTCAGTGAACTATAAGCAAAGTCTTGTGCAGTTTGTCTTGCCTGAACATATGCAGCATCAATAATGGTTGAAAGGTATGTTTCGGGAACTAGGACTTGTACATATGCTGAGTCAATTAGGTTTGTGACTTCACTTGAATCTAGTTGAGCATTGGCAACAACTTCAACGGCATTAGCAATCTCTTCAACTCGTGCTGAATCGATAAATGCTTTTATGTTATTAGAAGCATCTTTATAATAGACTTTTCCGTCTTGATAGTTAATGGCGAGTTCGCCGTAATCAAGATCTCCTGCTGTAGGGATTCTTCCTGCGACGGAAGAACGTTTAATCAGTACCTTTGGTGTTGCCATAATAGTGTTGTCCTAATAAAAATTAGTATGTTCCGCAATCAATAGTTGCTATTTCCACGTTTCCGCCTGATACAGCGAAATCTATCGCATCAAAAGAAGCGATACCTTTATTATTCGAGTCTGCGTTTTCGCCTGATACAGTTAAGTTACCGCCAGCAAAAGATAAATCCATACCTTCACCTGCCGCCATAGTTAATTGTAAGTCAGAATCAAAATTTGCTTTTGTATAAATTTCTTCAACATCAATACTGAATTGACCAGTACCAGAATTGTAAGTTAAATCCCCACCACCACTGAAGTGCGCTCTTACTTCTGCGGCACTTGGACCTGTATAGGTAAACCCACCAGTTGAATTATCATAAGCGAATGAACCGTCACCGCCAGCATCCGTAATACTTAATGCTGCTCTTGCTCTTGCATCAGTGTAATAAAGGTTGCTTCCTTCGGTTAGATCACCAGTAGTTTTAGTTGCTATCCGTGTATCAAAGTCAGCATTCGCTCTGGCAGTTGTGTAGTAAAGGTTAGTTCCTTCAGATAAATCTGTTGTAGACTTAGCATTGAAGTCAGAATCAAACCCAAGATATCTACCAGTTAATCCGCCTGATAAGAAGATACTTTGAGCACTGATATCTTTATTGAAGTTCCATCTATCTGTACCTGACTTATAGAAGATATCTGCATTAGCACCTTCTACATGGATACCAGCAGAGTCTGCTGCTGCGGCATTGATTGCGCCATCAGCGAGGGTGATATTCTTGTCAGCAACATCAACAACAGTAGAATTAACTGTAGTTGTCGTACCGTTGACTTGTAAATTACCAACGATAGTTACAGTTCCACCGACAGCATCTAGATTCAAGTTGCCAGAGGTTGTTGTTATAGTATTAGCATTGATATCAATATTATCAACAGTAAGTCGTGATAATCCAAGAACGTCAGAATCAAGTGCAAGTTCTACTCTAACAGAATTGCCTGATATATCGGTTCTTGAGGTGTTGAAGTTGAAACCACCTTGAAGGAGTATGCTTGAACCTGTTTGTACGTTACCTAGTCCGTCAGCATTTGTGTCACCAGAAACGAATACGATATCTTTTGTATCTACATAGTTTTTAGTAGCAACATCTTGCGCGGCAGAAGGATCTATAACATTAGAAATGGTAGAAGTTGATGCATCAATTATAGATGTTGCGGGATTGATTGTAACATTACCAGAGGAAGTTGAAAACGAATTTCCGTCGATAGTGATGTTATCAATAAGAAGTTGATCAATCTTATTATCAGCACCAGTGACAATAGCACTGGATGCTTTGACCGTTCCTTTAGGGTGATCCAACATATCGGTGAAATATTTACCACCGATCTGATGTACTACACTTGCCGCACCGTTAGTATTACCGCCAGCACCTATGAATAAACGATCACCACCTGCTGAATCACCTGCGGTGTAAGTATAACCAAGTTCACCTGTAAGTAGAATCTTTGCACTAGCATTTATAGAAGTGCTAATGACTGGGGTTCTATCAGAGGATTTTATTAAAATTCTGTTTGACATTAAAAGTCGCCCCCTGCGGAATCTGCTGATGCTGCTCCACCACCTGCGATGATGACATTATCAACTTGTCCTATAGAAGTGAATTTACCTGTACTTGCCTTAAAGACCAACAGGTTTCCATCCGCATTAGAATCAGCAGTTACATCGATAAGATCGTTGATGCTCTGTACCGAAGCACCTGTAACTTTTCTAACAGGTGTTCCAATGGTAATCTTTTTAATGTGTGTAATATTTGTTGCCATTTATGTCACCGATGGACTAACTCTAATTTTTCCTTCAAGGATTCTCTCAACCACTGTCGCTCCGTTAGAGTCAACAAAAGAGATCTCCGCATCATAAACATAGTTGCCGACTTTTAGAGTGTCTGTTTGCAAGTTTGTTAAGGAAAGAGTTACTATACCATCGGTTTGGGGCACATTAATTGCCGCAGAAAAGGCGAGTGTATCGGAATCCGTGCTATTATAGTTCCGCTTCATTTTAGCAGCGGCACTGTAGTTATTAAGATCTTTGGGATTTCCTAGATGATCAATTAGGTCTAGTTGTATTGCTACATCCGACCCTTTGTCGATCGTAAATTTTTCGTATTCTGCCATTTTCCACTCTCGATGCTGAGTAACTCGGTCATGATATTATACGTTTATTTATAATTTAATCGTTTTATAAACCGATCAACATGAAACGATTATATTTTTCGAGAGGAAGGGTGTGCTCTTCTAAGACTTTCATATCAATTTTATTTGCAAAATCTGACGAATTTACTTTACAATTGATGTGATCCGTGATATAATAGTAGTCATTGCTTTGTAGAACAACGACACTATCTTTTCTTTTTTTGGATATGAACCCATTTATAACATCATCTGTAATATGCTCGCATGAAGTGCATATAATAATATCATAAGGAGTAGGATCAAAATCTTCTATAGTTGAAGTTTGATATGTAACATTTGAAAAGAGTTTGACTTCTTTACACATAGGATCCATGTCAAACGATACGGCATTACCAATCATATGCGCTGCTAATCCGTGCCAACCTGCTGCTACGCAGACCTTTGGTTTTTCCTTATACATATCTATGTATGGTTGGAGTTGATTGACCAACCATAGTTTATTTAACACCTGATTGCTATTGACAGAGTTGGCGATTGACCTTGCTGTTTCAATATTATCACATGACTGGATTTTATCTATTGCGATTTGTAGCATGACAAAAGTTATTTATAGTCTTTATATAGACATACCGAAAGATGAACTGGATCCACAACCAGCATACCATGGCGACACTATCTCAAAAACTTTGAGGACAAAGGAAAGGATGTCGGACTATTATGTTTGGTTGAGGAAAAGGCAAGAGGAGTATGCCGAAAGCATAGGTGTAGAATATAAACTCTTTCAATACGATAATCAATACTTAGAGTTCAAAGAAACCTTTGCAGATAAACCCTATATTACAACATACAATATAATAAATTTTTATAAAATCCATTTGATGTATGAACTTGCCAAAACATATGACGAGATACTCTATCTAGACTTTGATGTAGTACCCCTTAAAAATGAATGTTTCTTTGAGCGTTGGAAATTAAAACAAAATGGAATGGCGATACTTTCAAACAGGAAGTATATAAACATTTCGCTTCATAAGATGATGCTAGATAGAGAGTTTCATGAAGAGTTCGGAGCGAACCCTACATATACATCAAACCGTTCACCGACTGCAAAATACTGGAACTGTAGGGCACTTCTTACCGAAAACGATATGTCAGGTGCTAATGATGTATACAATACTGGTATCGTAGGAATAACGAAAGATCAATTAAAACAGTTGAACTACTTTGAAAACTTCGATGAACTATTACTAGAGATGAAAGGTTTAAAAGAAGATCCGTTCAGTATGTACCCACCGCATATCACTGACTTGTTCGGATATGATAACGAAACGATATGGAGTTTTAAGGCGAGGATGAATAATGTTACTGCTCAATTACTTGATTCAGAGTGGCATCAATTTATGGATAAAATTAGTTTTGTTTCAAAAAAGACTAAATTAGTTCATGTCATCAATAAAGACTTTGCATATGTGAAAGACTGGTATGAAAAGAATAATATTTAGCACATACACCAATACGGTAGATAATCACGCATCAGCGACTGATTTTAAAAAGTCTCAGTTCGAAAAGTTCAAAGGAGACTTAGAAAGATCACAGAAAGAATATGCCGCACTATGCGGTGCTGATTATGATTTGTATGTGACCAAAGAAAGAGACTATGCGACTATCCAGTTTGATAAACTGAGAAGAATGGAATACTTCGCTAATTTCTATGACGAGGTTGTTTATCTTGACTTTGACGTAGTACCGAGAACAAATAAAAATATGTTCAATCATTTTGATTTACAGACGATATGCGCATATGGTATTGATAGAACTCCTCCTGTAGAAACTTTGAAGTGGGCATTAGAAAAGGATAAGTTCGATCTGATGAATATGTATTCTAAGACCTGTGCTAAAAATGCGATGCTACTGTTGGATGAGATATACGGTTCTGCTGAAATAATAAATACTGGAGTTGTTGCTGCTAATAGCGAGGCAATCAAGAACCTCAACTTTTCTGAAAACTTTGAGATGATGAATGGTAAGATATACGAGGCAATGGCAGACAATTTATATCCTGAAGAAATTAGTAGAAACTGGCACCCGAATAACGAAGTTTATATCTCTTATATGATTGAAAGGTTTAACATACCATATACGAATATTGGTTTACAATGGAATCTTCTTATAGACCGTGCTTGTCCGGAACCAACAGATGCTGCTTATATGTGGCATCATGTCAATAAAGAATTTGAGTTAAGTTATGGCGAAAAATAAACTGAAACGAATAAACGAGTTCATGAAAAGGAATAAGTCTTTTTGCCCTGCTGCTTTTCACGAGATATACGCAGATAACTCAGGTAGATATAGACTATGTTGTCACGCCAGACCTATACCTGAATTCAAAAACATGGACTTCAAAGAGGAAAAGCATTTACCATTTGACTATTTTCTGTCTGATGCTATGGAAGAAGTAAGGCAAAAAATGTTAGAAGGGGAAACGATTCCTGCGTGTAAAACATGTTATTCTATTGAAAAGAAAAGTCCTGATGGTTCTTCCTATAGGCAAAAAATGTTTGAAAAACATGGTATGAACACTGAAGTAAATAGGGTCAATTTGAAAGTAAGGTTCTTTGGTAATTACTGCAACCTATCTTGCTACATGTGCCACCCATTCAACTCTACATCTAGAGGAAAAGAATTAAAAGAGATATTCCCGAAGTCAAATAAAGAAGATTATGATAACTTTATTGCTAAACAACTAGCGAATGATGAAGGCATTAATATAAAATACAGCGATTGGGATAATTATTTTAATCACATTTTAGAAAACATAGATCTTATAAGAACTTTTCAAATGATGGGTGGTGAAACTCTACAACTTCCAAAGTACTGGGAGATGCTAGATAGAATACCAAAAGATAAAGCAAAAAATATCAGAGTAAGTGCACAAACAAATCTTACTGAAATACGATATAAAAACTTTAGTGTGTTTGATACTGCGGATAAGTTTGAGCAATTAACGCTGGGTGCATCCGTAGATCATTATGGTGATAAGTTAAGTTTCATGAGATATCCTATTGATCCTCAAGTGTTTGAAAATAATTTACAAGAGATAATAGATGGTGGGGTTAGATACTCTTTAGACTTAACTGTTTCTATTCTCAACATTGATGAACTAGATGAGATAAGAAAGTATTACAAAGATAAATTCAGCATTCCTGAGCATATAAACTTGCACTTCAGCAACGTAGTAAGAGGTCCAGAATATCTCAGCATTAGAAATTTACCACAGAGAATGAAGGATAGGTATCTAGAAAAGTACCACGACCTGACATATGTTGTTGCTGAATTAAGGGAAGAACCGAATCAACCAGTCGATAAGTTTATTGCGTACTGTGACAAACTTTGGTTACACAGAGGTGGGACTGATTGGAAAATATTATGGAAAGATTTTTTAGATGATTTACATCAGCAACGATAAAACGAAGATAGTATCTTTTACAATTAAAAAGATAATTACTTGCATAGACGAAGAGTCTGCTCGTACTATCGAACAAAACATGATGCAACTGGCGAATGCTAGTTTCGGTGATATCAAGATACCTGTATTCAGTTTCGGTAGGAATCAAACGAACGTATGGTATATTTCTGATTATGTAAAGGGAAAGATCCTAAAGAAAAAAGAAATGGGAGTCGTTTATGAAAACGTGGTAAAACGATCACCGCTTTTCACTTTGACTAATTTCAGTCATGAAAACTATATCAGGTGTCAAAACACAGGATTGATTTACTACATTGATTTGAATGACTGTGGGGATATGGCGCACTTAGAAAGAGAAGATTTATTTGAGCGGTACAATGCTTAGAGTTATCTGCGTAAATAATGGAGACAAATACAATCAATGGTACACCGATAATCTTCGGCACATGGTTGATAAGTATTCGGGACTAGAGTATGATTCTTTTGAAGTTTGTACCGAAGAAATATATGGTGGCGTCTACGATAAACTGCAGATGTTTGATTTATTCCGTGATGGTCAGAATATTTACTTTGACCTAGACGTTCTTATCAAAGGTGACTGTAATAAGTTTTTAAAAGAAAAATTTACTGTATGTCACGCATGGTGGCGTAAAGCATGGCACACTCCACTGAACTCAAGCATCATATCATGGGAAGGTGATAAATCAAATATGTTTAAGTTTTGGGATGATGATTGGGCAAACATGATGCGTAAATATAACAGAGGCATAGACCAATACTTTTGGGAAGTCTACAATGTAGATACCTTCGCTAATAAACGATATTGCTCTTATCAAACGGTTAAGGAAGAAGAAGACTATGACGTCTATTTCTTTAACCAAACTCACGAATACATGAAAACTACTGACTGGTGCCAGAAATACTTTCTACAATCTCAATCGCGACCTTTGTCGCCTCGACAATATTTGTAGATCTACGAAGTTTAGTCTTGAGTTCTTTATCAGTGCAGTTTTTAATTTGATCTGCCTCAAACAAAGAAATCTTATACATGAATAATTTATCTTTGTCTTTCTCATCATCAAAGTCAGCAAAGACGCAATGAGCAATCGCCTTGTAGATATCGGTATTGATGTTGTCGATATCGTAGATTAGACCTTCTTGTTTACCGATCTCAACAATCGCCTCTCTATAGATAGCATCTTGTTGGGCGATATGTTTAAAGGTTGATTCATGTAATTCGTCAATGGTAATTTGCGTCAGCAACCAATCATATACTTCATCACCGTCTTCGGCAGGGCAAAATTCTACACGCATTTCATCATCTACGTTTTGAGGATTATCGTTCCTAAAATATAATTCTACTTCTGTGCGTTCGTTGTTAGAAAAGTATGCCTTTTCAAAAGTATGACCATCTATCATTTTTTATGTCCTTTGTAATTTCAAGTCGTAAGATTCTCTTACAACCAATGTTCCGTTAGGGAATTCCTGTGCGCGATAGTCATCAATGGTTGCTTTGTATTGAGTGTATTTACCAGAAACGCCAGTCATTTCACGATTTGTTATTCTAGTTCCTTGCCTAGTGCCACTTCCGTTTACATTATATCTAAGCGTGAATCCGCTATAATCAAAGACTGCACGTTTAGCGAGTGGAGCGAACAAAGCATCAAACTCAGCATATGTCATATGCCTTAAACCTGCTGGCGTGATCCCATGTTTGTTACTAGAATAATCAATACAAAGAGGAGTTCTATACCCAGAACCTTGCGAACTTAAATTTGAATTCACTCTAAATAATCTAAATGTTGTTGTGCTGAATACATCTTGACGAGTGTTAGCAGTACCGATATTTTCTGCTAAGTAACCGCCAGCATTTGCTCTTGTATCAGCGAACACTGTTCCTAAGTTTGTAGAGTTAGATTCAGATGATGCCGTACTGACAAAATGGGCACCACCTGCTTCTACGCCAGTGTTATTAGTAGCAGTCAAGTTATTAACCCAAGGATCAATAAAATAAGTTAGGACGTTCGAAAAGGACATTTCTCTAAGACCACCCTGCTCTGCTAGATAAACAGGTTTAGCAGTCATTGAATTATAATCAGATGAACCAAATGCAGCAGGTTCACTTACAACTTGATCGATCTTATCGTAGGTAACGCCAGTCACGATTTCTGGTTCGCCAGTTGCCGCCTGTGATGGAAAAGCAGTACCTTCTCCAGTCGTATCTCTTTTAGCAGTACCAGACTTGTATCTTCTATCAGTCATATTAGGTGATATGTTGCCATTAGATGTGACTACATTAAGAATTACAGTTGGATCTTGTTGATACAAGTAAGCAATTCTTGCAAGCATAGCATTGAACTCAGAATCCGATGGTTCTTTGATACCAGCATTTCCATTTTCTATAAATGGTTTATTCGCCATTATGCAATTCCTATATCCGAATTAGTGGTCAGGAAGTATCCAGTAAGAACAATCGTACCTGCCTCATTTTTCACCGTTAAGAGGTGTGTATCAGTAAATACTTTGTTATCAAACGTAAATGTTCCACCAGAAGGAATCAACAAATCATTAATCGTAGCACTATCAAACGTTCCGCTATCGGCAATGATGCTACTCGCGCTCAAGTTAGTGATTGAAGCACTATCGATAACAATATTCGTAGCATTCAAAGTGTTGATAGTAGCACTATCAATGAAAAGGTTTGCGCCAGGAAGTAGGTCAATCTGGTTTACATTAATCCGATCAAAATGTGCGCTCTCCGCGATGAGTTTACCTGTCACAGTTAAATTTGCTATGTTAGCACTATCTATGGTTGCGCTATCAGCGACTAGCATACCTGTGCGAATAATTCTAAATGTAGCAGAGTCAGCAGTTAATGTTTTGAGTGATAGGGATCCTTGAGATAATAGAGTGTTAATACTATCAACTGTATCCCAAAGGTAATTGATTGCCATAACTACGCTAGAGTCGTGGTGTTTCGCTGAGTCTAAATCGTATTCTCGGAATCCTGAGTCTAATTCGTCCAGATCACCGATATAATCTGACATCAAGTTTGTTTTAGTCAACCATTGACCGATAGGTGCGTTGGTTACAATTGTTTCTTTTCTAGTCATTTTTTACACCGAATCTAATTTGTACGCAGCAAAAAGATTTGTTCCAGCATCATCTTTGATTCGAAACGGACTTGCGTCCGTATGTACCCTACCATCAAATCTGAACTTATCTTCCACTATGAGGTTATTTATAGTTGCTTTCTTGAAATGAGCACTGTCTGCCATTACGTTTGTTGTTCTAAAAATATGAAAATGTGCAGAATCAATAGAACCAGAACTGCCGCCATCTGTAGGAAACTCGTTAATCTTCACAGATCCGAAAGTAATGGTAGCACCATCAGGTACTTCTATTCTACCGATCTTAGCACTATCTTTTATGAGTATCCCATTGAACGTAGCACTTTCAAGACCAGTAGTATTAAAGGCACTATCGACTCTTATATTCCTAAACGTACCGCCACTCTCAACAAAGAAGTCGAAATCAAAGGAAGGTATGTTATATGTTGCACCATCTTTAATAATATTGATTAGTCCAGTTGATCCTGGCGAATCACCGTCACCATAAGAGTCTCTCATGTGAGCGTCTGAAGCAAAGAAGTGTGAAGTTTTTTGAGGGAACGTTCCGCCATAACTTTCACCAAGTGGTTCTAATCTTACGATATCAAACACAGCAGAATCAATGAGCATTTCTAACTTTTCAAAGTCAGTCGCCCCTTCTCCTGTGAACATATCCTCAACCTTTTTCATGAAAGGATCTTTGACATAGTTCAGTGCGTGTATGAAGTCTCTACCACCAGACTCGGCAAAATGTAATGAGTATGGATTGTTGACATAACCAGATAAGATATTTGGACGTAAACTATCCAGATCTCCCATAAAATCTGACATTCCGTTTTGACTGTCGATCCATTGACCAATAGTAGCATCACTGTCTGTTTGTATTTTTCTTACCATTACAGTCTATCCAGTATTTCTCTCATCATAGATTTGAGTTCACCCACTTCGTGTTTCAATTGATCTATTTCTTGTTTATCAGTTTTTCTTGCTCTTTTTACTCGCTGAGCATTTTTGATAGAAACATTATCGATATTCAAAATTGCATTATTATTCAAATCACGAATAAGGGTGTTGTGGTTTTCAACCTTCGCTTTCATTATACCGCCAATGCAATCACACGAAGGTCTTTGAATGATGGAACCAAAGCACTACTTGTAGACTTCATAACGATCTTAATAGTGAACTTATCAAATGGATCCACGAAACCTTCTTTCCCGCCAATGAGATATGTGTAATCTCTAAACACCGCAGGATTCTCATCACTTTGAACATTTTCTTCAGACCCGATTTCAGTCCAGTTCATATCGTCAAAGTTTGCATCTTCTGTAGCAACCTTGTAGTACAGATCAAAGTCTGCGACCGAAGGTTTGTTTGCAGAAAGAAGAATCTTTACTCCAACTGATGGTGACTCAAGGATAACAGTTTTTACAATATGCTTAGACATATGTGAACCACCGTTAGGGTCAGTTTCGTCAGCATATGATATTGGAGCATTTCTGTTAAGATTAACGGTCACACCCACAGATCCTGGTGAATCTTGGAAGTCGATGTTATTGTGGAACATCCACATACCTGCTCGTTGAAGGTCAATTACAGGAGTAAGATCACTATCTGCAGTTGTAAGATTCAACCTAATTGTCGCAGACTTAGCACCACTCATAGCATTCGTTTGACGCTCACTATTTGCTAGAAGTTTAGGTGTCGCGAAGTAGTTATCTTCATTTAACACCAATCGTGAATACCCGACTTCTTTAGTGTACTGAGTTTCGTTACCTGCCTGAGATTTTGCTTCAGTTAGTTTGGCATCGATTGTTACGTCAGTCCGTCTAGGAACCAGAGTTTGGATCTTAGGAATCATGATTTCGTAACCGATATTCTGAGTCGCCTTTACAGTATCACCGCCAAAGATTAAAGCAGCAGTACAAGCATCACCAGCAGTGATTCTATAACTGTTTTCATCTACAGCAGTAATAGTTCTATTGCCGTTTATGCTCGCTCCTGTTTGACCCTGACCAAAGTTTTCTCCATCAGTAAGACCACTAATTGTTACAGTATCCCCTACTATGAATCCATGATTTGGTTGAGATATAATAACGGTTGAAGCATCTGATTCAGAAAGTATTGGATTTACAGGAAGTAGATCTAATGGAAGATCAATGTTTTCCAGCACCACTTCTCCGCTCGTATTAGGGAACTTCGCCTGAATCAATTCAAACTTCATATCTTTATTTTGTGCAGGAGTCCATGTAGAACCGTTCTGCGATAAGAATAATGAACCAAGTGTAGGTTGTTTAGCAATCTTTCTTGCAGTTGAACCGATCTCAAACTTTTCAGTTTCAGCAACATATACAAGATAATCTACTGATTGAGCAAGAAGAACTACAGCGAACTCTGTTAGACCAGTTAGATATACTGGTTCATCAAACTCAAACTCAGTCGCTAAACTTGCATCATCCGAAATATTGATTCCTGATGGTTCAAGGAATTTAACTGCTCCAGGAACGGGAATGTTATCGGGAACACCAGCATCCATAGGACGGATCTGAAGTTGAGCAGGAATGTTAGCATCTTTCGTTTTAAAGAAAACTTTTACTTTCGTAATGAACACGCCATTAGGTTTATTCACGAAGAATGATTGCGCCAACGGATCTGCTGGGTTAGGATCATCTGGCACCTGTTGTGGTGGTTGAATTCTTGAACGACCAGTTACGATAGATCTGATTGAAATCTGACGAGTTGCTCTTACTGTACGATCTACTGTTTCAAGAACACCGTTTGCGTCAAAGAATCCTTTAGAGAATGATGTAGAGAATTCTGTATTTCCGCCAGTCACATCCATAAGTTGGAATGCACGAGTTCCTGTTCTGAACCGAATAGCAGAAGTATTAGGAACGAAGAATGAACCTTCAATCTTACCAGCAGCAGTTGAAGTCAGTACTCTATCTGCTGCATTTGGCGCATCAGGGTGATTCGTTGCACGATTATGTTCGTTACCAACTGCAGTTGTACTAGAAGCATGGCGACTAAATGATACTGTTCCATCAACCCAATCAGCGACAGATACACCATCAAAGAAAGCATAGTGACGAGTATTAGGTTTTAAACCTTGTACACGGAAGAACATTTTAATAGAACGCATGAACGGAATCAATGCAACATCAACAATCTTTTCGTCTATCACTTCGCGAATAGTTTGCTGAGATACCACACGATTTACACGTGTTACATTATCATTGCCTTCTTGAGCAGTTCTCGCAGCACCTACATTAGATCCTACAGTTACGCCACCCCAGTTCCAATTCCAGTTACCAAACAATCTGTTAGACTGATTATCAAGACGAGTACCGCCACTGATAACTTTAGTATGGCGAACTTTAGTTTCTTTCCAATGATCAGAGGAAGGTGAAAGGTCGGTATAACCTTCGTTTGTGATAACTGCGAATGGGTTAATATTCTCAGTTCCACTTGCTAGGTCTTGATTGATATATGAAACATGATTATAGTTAAGATAAACATTATCACCCATCAGTCTAACGTTTGTAGACAGAGATGAATCATAAAGAAGTTTCATTTCTTCTTCTGAGAAAAGAGGTCTCATGATTTTATTTTGTGGATCAATAGATGCTCTGTATTCTGAATTATTGATATCAGATGACTGATGATCTACAAAATTATCCACTAAGAAACCTGACTTGGTACGGTCTAGACCGCCAGAGTCAAGGACTGAAAAGTTCTTTAGATCAATTTCTAATAAACTCAGAGCAGTCATTTCTTCTAAAGTTTCAAGACGATCTTCCATTCGGGAGATGTCTTTCATTGTAAACCCTTTAGCATCGATACGTCTCATTGACATATCACTGTCGTTAATAGACCCAGGACCCATTTTAATTTGATAGAGTTCTAGTGAACCTCCTGGAGTAGAAGGAAACTGAGGTGTGAAACTAGAATTACCTTCTAAATAAGTTAAGACGCCATCGTTTGCAGCAATCAACTTATCGTGACGTGGTAGAAAATAAGTAACGTCAGCAGTCACCAAAGAAGTGTTTGATGGCAGAGCATTATACCTTGCAGTTCCACCACTGAAGTTAGCACCTGTGTCATCTTTCCGTGAACGGAAGTCAAAGATATCTTTTAGGTCATACACTTTACCAGTTCTGCTTGTGTATGATGGTATTTTGTTATATGGTGCAGGATAAGAAGTAGCAGCAAAGAAGTTGCCTGAACTACCGTGCGCATAATAATCAAATCTAGCAAAGATAGGTTTAGTCGGTGCGGTTGTATTACCGATAAGAACCAAACGTCCTGCGTCGTAGAAGTTATCTCTCTGACCATTATCAAGAACGAAACTACCTGATACGTCTAGACCATCTGAGTCAGTAATTCTAACCCTTGAAACATCTATGATATCTGCCTTACCTAATGCAAGGTATGGCGCACCAGTTGCTGGTGTTGTAAGAGTCGCTGTTACAGTTGCGTTTGTTATAGTTTTAGTTCTTGCAACAGCATTGATTGATTTTTTGAAAATAATCTCTAGAGGAGCACTCGCTGGTGCACCAGAAATAGTAGCACCTGCTCCAGCACTGACGAGCGTGATTGTTGGATTAATGATAGCACCTGTATCAGTTCTAGCAATAATCCAATCAGTAGTGTCAGAATATAGTTCACCGCCAGATAATGTAGGAAGAGCGGCATTACCAGAACCGTCTGCGGATCTAGAATCTCTTCTCACAACTACATATGAAGCGTTGGCGATTGCATTTATACGAGGATAACCGAAAGCATAAAGTAAATTAGTGTTTAATTTATCTTTCAATACTGGTGCTGAGTTTTCAAGAATAGGGTTAGCATAGTTAGTAGCATCTTTGGCAAGCGACCGAACTAATCTGAAATCCTTTCCAGCATTCATTTGAATATCCATCAAATAATAACGTAGATTCGCACCATCTTCTTCAATAGATTTAATTCTTGTTGTGCCGATAGTTGTACCAGTATTACGGTATCCAGTTTTTAAATTGTATTGTTCGAACTCGTCGATATTTGGAACACCAAGTGAACTATCACAAACAAGATAATTACCGATACCGACTGAAAGAACGTCGTTTACCACTTGCTCGGTATCATCTGCTCTGTTTACGTTCACAGAAGAGAAACCAGTAAATTCGTTCCTATACCCATTTAGATATACTAGTCCAGGAGAAACTCTCAGGTTGTATAGGTTCGCTGAATCTGTAGGATGCTGTTCATAGTTAATTTTAAATTGCTTTTTAATAAAGTCGCCGTTGATTTCCTGAACACGTCTTGCATTAAAATCTGCAATTTTATTATATGAATTATCAGGAGTTACCTGCTCAATCACTTTACCCTTTTGAATCTTTGAATAGAATACAAAGATCTCATCTGAATCAACTTCAGAAGCAAGAGCAAGTGTCATATCAATCCGTAGACGATCCGCTCCTGGAGCAGTCAAGTTTGGTTGCGCTCCCTGATTATCATATAGAGCAACGTTATCGTCTATTCCGAATATTTTTTGCTGAACTCTGAATCCGATATCAAGTGAAGGTGTGTCACTATATTTAGAAATAACTTTTGACTGGGCATCTGCTTGTACGAAATGACCTTGCGTAAAGAAGATACCAGTATTAACAGATGCTCTAGTTCCTCTTCCTAATGCTGGATTAACAGCAGTGTTGATAGTTTGTATTGTAAGAGTTTTAACTGAGTTAGTCAAGTTTTCCCCAGCAGTAAATCTTACAGGTGCCTCTGCGGATGCTGTTCCGCTTGATGTATCGGTGTATTGAACGAAAAGAGTAGCAGGATCACCATCTGCAGCAGGAAGAACTTCAACGATTTTTCCTATCACACTCGACGATGCACCAGTAATAACTGCGCCAAGCAAAGATGCTGTTGAAGCAGGAAGAGTATTTGTTGTTGTATCAAGTTTAACAAATTCATATTTATTGTTTACTGTTACACCACCACCTAATACAGCAGCACCTTCTTTAAATATATTCGTGCCGAATCTTTCGATTTCCTTTTGGATAATCGTCTGCATCTGTGTAAGTTCTCTTGCTTGTAGAACTTTACCACTGTTGAATAATATCCGATGATAATGATCACTATCTTTGAAATCATCTTTGTATTTGGTTTGGAATAGCGTTTCCGTTACATTACTTGACATTTTTTATCCCTTAAAACGAAATGATGATCTTTACATCTTCAGTTTGAGTAGCATCTCTTAATATTGCTGCACGATTATCTATATACAAAATATCACCTGTGCGATCGTCATATTTTGGACTGATAAGTGCGGAGTCAATAATAGCATCCCCAGCACCGTTTGTTTCTTGTAGTGCTTCACCGTCTTGGAAAGCAAGGAATCCTGTGCTATCTGTTTGGTGATAATAGATTTCATTAGAGTCAATGTGATCTACATAGGCAACTGCTAAACTGGTTTGCCCTTGCATTTTCTTATCTCTAGTGAAAGAAGTTATTGTACTGCTCACAGTTAATTTATCGAGAGCATTACCTGTGAGGTCTGTAAACAACACACCATTTTGTTGACGTGGATCACGCCATAGTGATACCTGACGGAAGTCTTGACCTACAATAAAGTCGCTATCGTTAGGTAGAAGTTGTGAGTGGAACATAACCGCAGTTGATCTTAGATCTTCACGAGCGTCTCTACCGACTCCTGAGTCTGGAGCAACTACTGCACGAGCAGTAGCACCTGATCCACCGCCACCAGCAATAGTGACATTAGGAACGTTGAAATAATTACGACCATGAGCAAGAGTTGAACTATCGCCTTTCATCTCAATATGAGTAACGATACCAAGACCAGAATCGATGTAAGCATATGCTGACGCACCTGTACCTGATGGCGAAGTAATAGTAACAGATGGAACATTAGTAAAACCAGTACCGCCATCTGTTAAGATAAGACTTGTAATCATCGCAGGTTTGGTATGATTCTGAACAGATGCATGCCGTATCTCAATGCCAGTTGAGTTAGAATCAGTCGCACCCTGTACTTTAACAGGCATAAAGTTTGATGACATAAACGAGTTAGCATCACCTGCTGAAATAGTGTATAAAAATTTCCAAACGTAGTTATCACCGAGACGGAACGAATCATCATTCGGAGTCAAAGGTTCAACAGTAGAAGGAACGATATTACCGTTTGCGTCTCTACCAGTTTCAAGACAAATATAAACTTGGTTTTGATCGTTCTTGATATAGTAAGGATTCGCAGGATAACCTGAAACCAGATCATCGTACTGCGAGTAGATACTACCACTAGACCAGTTGTTACGAGGAACGACCTGTGATACTGCCTGAACTCTTTTCACGGAAATCAGTTGATCACGAACCTGACCAATATCAGTAATAGTATCTTCTGGCGCAGGAACGTTATCTGAAGAGTCCCACTGTTCAGGTCTACCGATACCAACATAATAGTTATTGCTATTCAGGTTGAAACCGTCGAAGAAATTTCTCGCTAGGATTTTTCTTAATTGTCTTGTAATAATTGCTGGCATGGTTTAATCCTATAAGTTTCCTATTCTAGTTTTGAATGCTGCGAAATCAGCACTTGCCGCGACTTCTGTTTTTAGTTCAGTCATTGACATAAAGACGTCTGAATCAATAAATCCAGTTACAAAGGCAGAATCCATATGGGTGTTACCTTTAGCAAATAAACCGCTCACATATTCCTCATTAGTCCTGAACTGAATATATGCACTATCTATAACACTTATTGCTGAAGCAGAATCAAGAAGATATGTTGATGTACCATTATTACTGTCTTTTGTTCTTACAGAATAGACGTTGAAAAATGTAAGTTCATTGTTTGTATCATTGAAATTAAATCTTGCACTATCAAGATGAATATTCCTAGAAAGGTTTAAGTCACGGAATCTTGTAGTGTTGCTACCCAAGTCAGGAGTTCTTCCTGGATATGGATTTATGGTTTGTTGAATAGCACCCAAGTCCGAATCAACGTCATGTGCATTAAGAATGAAGTTAGAATCAATGCCCATTTTTAGATTAAGATATGACTTGGTCAGGTATTCATCTGCTTCTTGGTTCGCTAATGCGGAGTCAAATCCGATAGTAACACGTGCTAAAATATAATCAGTGTTAATCATTTCAATAACGCCGACAGAGTCAATTGATCCTACTTTAATGAGTTCATTTACTGCGGCAGAATCAACGCCCACACCTATCATCTGCAAAATTTCTGCTGAGTCAAGGATATTTTTATTTACGGCAAAGTCTTCACGGAATGCAAGAGTACCTGAACTATCTGGCAAAAGAATGATGTTATCTTTAGTAGGTTCAATGGCGCGAAGGAACGTTTCGTTGTTATCTGCTACTGCTGAGTTTGCACTTTCTACTCCAAAGAATACAACACTTCTTTGGTCAAATGCTAGACCTTCAAGATTAAGACCGCCAGCACTATCCGATACCAACACTCCGAGATTTGCCACGGTGTTGTATAACTCAGAAAAGTTATTATTTATCTTCTCGGCACCAGCACGGAGGGTATCACCTGATCCGTCATTGGCACTGGTGCCAGTTGCTATAATTTCTCTTGCCATTACTTGTTATTCCTCTTTAATATAGTCTATTTATAATAGTTATACAGGGTGACTGTGCCATCACTGTCGGTTGTTTGAATATGGAATTCTTGGTCGAATGTAGTCAATGAAGTACTGCTTGAGAACTTCGTAAGAGTATCGTCCATAGAAAGACGGAATCCTGCCCAACGATCGACGTTTGCGTAGTTCGTATCTGTGTAACGTATTGTCTTATCAAGACCGAATCTTGCTGGAGTTGAGTAAACATTAAGACGTTCAAGAGCATTATCAGCATCCGCTTCGCCTAGTGCATAGTTCGGTTCCACATATCCTGGGAATACATACGAACCTGCTTGATTATTATTATCAGCATAAAGACCTGTGACTTCTCCAACGATTGGTCCGAAGGTATAGTATGCCGCATCCACAACTTTGAGTCTTGGATCAAGGATAGGCATTGATTCTTCGGTTGTAACGTTTACAGGAACGTCTGAAACGATAACAACTTCACCTGCTAAATGATATCCTGAGGGGTGTACATACTTTCTCCACAAAGTTTCCCAAACGTGAATAGGGAAAGGTGAACTGACCAACAAAGAAAATACCTGATAGATTTGACCGTCATGAATTTTCTTAGATTGTTCAACGCCAATAGCACCTGAACCAACATATAAAATATCATTTTTAGGATATAGGATTTCAACATTCTCTTCATTGAAGAAAGATCTGAAGAACCCATAACCAGAATATTCTGAACCTTTTACTCTGAAAAAGTTACCGAAGTTTCTAATGACTTCTCTAGGAAACTTAAATACTTCTCCGGATATCCCAAGTCCTACTTCATCAAATAGGAAATCAAGTCTCGCTAAGTCAGTGTCTTCATAATCACGAATTGTTTGTAATTCATTGATTATACCACCCCACTGCGCATCAGAATCCAGATAATCATAATAACCCTCTAAGAAGGTTATCAGATTAGGATAATCCTGTTGAAAGTATTCCGGAAGAACCTCTTGAACTAGACTTTTCCTGAGATTTACAGGAAGTCTATTAAGATCCTTTAACGTTTCTGAGTTGTTAGGAGAATATGCCATTAACTCACTTTCAGAGTTTCAGTTTGTCTATCTAATATCGCAGTCGCGGATGAGTTGTCAAGTTCTAATTTCAATATGTAATTTCTAAGAGGTTGGACAGTTGCGTCATTTTTAGGTGAAGCATTGATTCTGATAAAGTTATCGCCGCTCAACATTCTAGTTGGATTAAATCCTACAATTTCTACAACACCTGTAAGAGCGGTATAGTTACCAACATTATCCAATACAATATTATCATCTAGATCCATAATAGCAAGTTGATTAGAATTCAATCTATTTTTTATTTTACATACGGTAGAACCAAATTCAAATGCATCAGACGTTACTCTATAAAAAATATCATCTGGTTCTATAATAGCATTCGGGAACTGTAGAGTGAATGTGTTCAATATTCCAGCGGTGACCTCTTGTCGCATCTGTATCACAGTTTCTATTTGAGTGTTCAAAATACTTTTGCCGATAGCATCAATCTCAGTTAATAGATTAGATTTTCTATAAACCTTACCGAATGCTTCTAAATTGTTTTTAAAGTAATTAACAACAAACGACATAATATCACCCTCTTGAGTTGCTGGGGTGAGACCTGTAAGAGCAGGATCAAAGTTGAAACCGATATCAAGTGCTAAGAATACTTCTTTAGGATCAACGAATTTAGGGGTCATTGACATAGTAGAAAGGTTCTTTACATAGTTAGCACGGATCTGATCCTGAACCAGTTGCTTCGTAGCAGCAGCAGTGTTATCTTTAAAGTTCAAAGAGATATAAACGGAACCATAATCGATAGGAACGTTTTCGTCACCTGACCAAACTGCTGTTTCTTTTACGTCAGCAAAGTTAGTCTCGATGATACCCTTATAATCAAGTGAAGTTACCAGACGCTGTTGAGAAGCAAAAGTGATAGGTGCTAGTTGACGGATTGACTCAATAGTTTGTTTTTCTGCGCCACCACTTGATTCAGCGACGGTTGTTGCAGTTAAAACGTATTGAATCCCATCTACTGAAATTTGATTCTGTGCAGTAAATAGAGTTCCGTTGTTCGCCTCTATACCTTTTGATGATAGATACGTTACAACAACCTTTTCGCCAGGATCAGGTGATTTACCGAAAGAAGTACCGTCGCCAAAGTTTAATTCGAAATATCCGTTTGGTGATTCGTGAATGCTGTAGTAAGTTGTTTGGGAATCAACACGGATTGCTTCTGAAAGAGGAAGATATTCTTCAAAAGTGCTAGAGTTCAATCCGGAATAAACTCTGACGATGGCAGTGGACTTATCCATAGTTTCATCAGGAATAACATAAACCTGACGTTCTTCTTTTTGACCAACAATAAATGTTTTTGTTTTTTCTACTCCTTCAAAGATAGGAATAGACTCTGAACCAGAAGATGTGAGGAATGTATAACTACCAGATCCATTATCTCTAGCAGAGTATTGTTCAAGTGTACGGAACGTGAATGTAGTTCCGTCGATGCTAGAAGAAAACTGAGTTCCTCTTGGTAGATTGATTGTAACAGGGCGACCGACAACGTTAGTCAAGTTCAAACTGATATCTACCAATGCTTTTGCTGATGTACGAGAACGTGTCTCATATCCTAGCATACCTGCGTGTGATAGCACAGAACTACGGAGTTGAGCAGTTGGCATGAATGCTTCGTTTAGGGCAAAGTTTGCTGTAAGAGCATTGATGTGAGTATTGTAAGCGAGAACGTCTAGTAAGTTATTGAGTCCTGCACCTTCAAAGTCATACGCATTAAACTCTGGTTTACTTTTGAAGTAATCTTTCAGGCGACTCTTGATAACATTGAAATCAAGATCTGAGGATTTAGTCGTAGTTGCCATTTTATCTCAACCTTGTAAGTGATAGTTCTAATGAAACTGGATCAACCGAGTTTATAACTTGGAATGTTATCGAAACGTTAATCAAATTCTTTTCTGGATCTAAAAAGATCGCCACGCTCTGCATATTTGCACGTGGTTCGTGTAATATAATAGTCTCAAATATTTGATCTCGAAGAATATCTGCTTCAACATTAGTATCAAGTTCAAATAGAAAACTGTTTAGGTTTCCACCGTATGTGGTGTTAAATGGTTTCTCAAGAAAGTTAGTCATCAGGATATTTTTGACTGACTGTTTTACTGCTGCCGCATCTGACTTCTTGAAGATATCCCCAGAAGGTTTAGCAGCAAAGAACAAATCAATATCCTGATACAAAACTGATTTTGTAGCAGTAATCGACCTAGTGTTTAAATTGCCATCTTCTAGCGCAAATGCTCTTGCCATTTAATTTTCCTTTGACCCTATTTATAACGTTTTTATGCAAAGATTTCTACTAGTTCGCCTGTTGCTTGGTTATAATTATTGTATCTTGTTTCTAATTTATTTACATATTTTCCTTCGAAACCATTCAGTTCAGGTAGAACAACAATGATCTGAACATTCAAAGAACCATCAAAATTATAAGTATCATAATCCAATATCATCTTTTCATATTGTAGACTATCTTTCCACCACGCTGCTAGTTGGAAAGTTTGTTTTGTAGCAATTTTACCTTTACGATCTCGAAGTTCGTAAACAATAGCACGACCATATGTTCTATAATCGTTCACGCTACCAGCGGCAAGAATTTCATCTGAACCTTGTTTATAAATTCCTTCTGAAACGATAAGTCTAAACTCATCAAAGTCACCCTCATCTTCTACCACAGAACGTAGTATCTGAGCATGTAAGTAAAGATATTTTGACATTTCAAATTTATCTTCTTCTAACATATGGTCTAGAGTGATAGAATCACCGTGCCCACCTAAGAACTTCGCTACTGTAATTCCTCTTGCAAGTTTTGTATTTTTTGTGATAGTCTTTTTCAGCAAGGGATTGTATATTGGATTAGGAACAGTTGTGATAGTATCATTTTGAACTGAACCTTTGAAACGTTTTGCCTCAGCACCCACTAATCTACCGAACACTTCTTTAGGGTTTGCGAAGCGAGGACTAGCATCATTGGATATAATAGATCCCAGTGAGATAGGAACAGCATTAGAATATGACGAATGTAAAATACCTTCGGTCAAAGCACTACCTATAAAGGATTCATTCGCTTGTGTTGCTGCATTCCGTAGTTTGGATCTGACCTCCTGAGTAGTCAATGATCTATCAGAAACCCCTCCGTAATCAACAAGTCTATTGATAGAATTATAAATTACGTTGCCAACGTCAATAGCAACTTTGAATAAACCATACTGACTATTGAACCAATCATTACGGATAATGCTATTTGTTGCTTGTACCGTATCTTTGTTTGTTGCCGTTTCAACAGATGTCGTATATCCGCCAGGAGATGCAGAACCTAGTCCTGCTGTTCCTGCTCTATTTGAATTAAGTGCTTCTTTCGCAGTTCCTTCTAGATCACCATGAAAAGTAGTAGCATGAATTGAAGTAGAGTTAACACGAGGAATATGTGCGGTGTGACCGTAATATACCATATTCTCACCGCCGATAGTTCCGCTGTCACCAATGAAAGTTAAGTTAGATGCACCCATATTGATGTCGACACTAGTCGCGATATATTTGTTTTCAGCAGATATCTGATATACAGCGCCAACGATATCTTCTTTGTTAGTACCGATAGTTGTACTTTGGTTTTGTTTAATAATATTGTTTTGATCACCAGATATGAAGTTAGTTTCTGTGCCTGTTATAGTCTTAGAAAGGTTTCTATTTACGAACGTCTGGTGATTCCCATTCACGTCTTGACGCAGACCACCTCTGATATCTTCTATCTTATCGCCACCAGCACTCACGTTTATATTGCCGCCAACGTCTAGATCGAAGTCGCCATCAACTTTCAGTTTTAGATTTCCGTGATAAACCAGTTCGCCATCACCTTCGATGATAACTTTTTCACCACCTGCTGCAACACGAACTATGTTATTAGTCGCGTTGATAATAACACTTCCGTCTGCCCTGAGTTCTATACCAGCACCCGTCTTATGCTTGAACAACATACGTTCACGTCCTGGAGTATCGTCTACTTCAGTCACATGACCAGATACGGTTCTTTTCACTTGATTCAAAGGAGCGGTAGAAGAAGGATAATCTTTTATTTCTAAATCTAAGTCTACATCACCGCCACCGAGTAAAAGATCGTTTTCTTCAATCCCTCTCGCTTCTAAATTTATGGAAGGAGCATTAGCATATTCACGTTTAGGGAACGCATTTTTAGGATCAGAGAACGGATCGTCTCGTCTATTACTACCAAATATTGGCGGTTGACTTTGAAGTTTATCTACCATTATAAATCCTCCGGACTTGGTTCAGAAAATTCTGCGGAAAAAATTGCATCACCGTTTGCTGGGTACTGTACTCGTCTTTGATCTTTTTCATAAAGAACCGTCCATCTTCCACGAACTTCATCATAGTAAACTTTGTTTGTGAAACCGTCTTCGGTTTCGACTAATATTTCTTCATTTTTATTATTGATGACTTCGCTGTTCAAGTAATTATCAGAAATATCACCGTATGGATCTTCTGCGATATCTTCTATCTCACGTTTCTTTGATAGATAGGCATCAACATCAAATCCTGGACCATTCACTTCAGATCCACCTACAAATTCACCAGTAGATTGTAAAATTAATAAATCTTCTCCGATATAAATCCCGCCAGGACTATGCCTCATCATAACGTCTGCAATCATATCAAACGATTTCCATTGCTCAGCAGTTATGCTTTTTGAAGATAATCTATTATATTCTGCAAACGCATATTGACTAAATCGTGAGTAAGAACCTTCTTCGTTTCCAAGTAACCCTGCATCAAAGGTAACTATCACTGCTTCAAAGTTAGTGTTTTTTAATTTTGACTGACCAGTAAATCCACCTGCTAATAAAGCACCTTTAGCATTTTGTCTATTCGGCGAAATCTTTTGATTGATAGGTTGCACCCTTTGAACCGTACCATCTTTATTTATCCAATAATGACATTTCCAAAAATTATTTTTATCTTCAGCGAATTGACCTTCTTGTTCTTTTTGAAATGCAGTCCACTTTGGATTATATTGATCTGGCGTTGCAAATTCACTTTCTTGCGTCAATGTCCAGTTTACAATTAGATTCTTAATAACCCTAGATGAAGATTTAATTTCTAATTCTAATTCTTTTTTAGAATTTACTATTTCATAAGTAAGGTCGGCGAGAGTAATCGCTTCTTGCGTCTTACCAACTTCAAAGACTGGTGTAGTGGGTTCTTCTACTATGACTTTAGAACCTTTGTTTACTGTTTTTGCAAGTTGAGTATCACCAGTTTCCGTTACGATATTAGGAGCAGGAAGTTTAGTTACTGGATCAATTCCTCCTATAACACTTTCTTGTATTTTACCAAGTTCAGAAAACGAACCGACCCCAGCAACTGCTCCTGCTACAGATGCAAGAATATTACCGAAGTCTACACCCAAAGACCCGAAAGGATTTCCTGCTGCGAATGCGTTCGCCCCATTAGAAAATGCTTCCACAGCACCTCCGATACTCGATGCGACACTTTTAAATGGATTCTTACCGACTTTCGCTTGAAGTGAAGTCAATGGATTAGGAAGACCCCCTAGATCAGGAATGTTAGCACCTTGAGACCCTATAGGATTTCCTAGATCTCTAAACTGCGCAGTAGAAAACTCTTTCGCTTTCGCTGTTGCTTGTTGCGCTGCAGGTACAGCAGTTGCTACTTTAGAAATATCGCCATCAACTTTAGTATTGAATTCAGTGATTTCTTCATTAGTTAAACCGATATCCCGCATTTTCTGCTGTAAAAATGGACTGTTCTTTACGTCTTGTGATTTATTCACTACATCTTGAACATCATTGTTTTTTATATCATATTGCGCAGCGATTGCAGGATCTTCTAAAGTATTTTTAATTCCTTTTGGACTAGCAGAGGAAATAACTTTATTGAGTTTGGTACTCGTTGAAGTGACTTGTCCTGTTAAGGTATCAACGTTTGTTTTAACCGAAGGTGTATTGGTAACTGTAACGTCAGGAACATTTGCAGTCATTTCTGATATCGCTGGATCAGGTTTATTGATCATTGCAGTTTTTGGTTTTGTTGACTCAGTAAGCGATTTAAATCCAGCATTCTCCTCGCCCAAAGTTTCTGAGTTCGGTGAAGTATTTAATGCTGCTTCTTCTGCTGCGAGAAGTTTATTAACTTTTTCGGCACGTGCTCTAGCAGCAGGTGCTGATGAACCCTTCGCCTTAGAGTCAAGAGTTTGACTTTCGATTTTTTTTGCTTTAGCATTAGTTTGTTCTAGACGAGTGTTTCTTACGAGATTTAAGTATCTCCGTGCTTTTGCTTCGATATCTTCGAGTTTTGCCAAGCGTTCAGGATCTACGCCAAAACGTTTATTTTGTTTCCTAAGAGAACTTCTTTCTCGCCTTAGTGCTGTGCGTTCTGCTCGACTTAAATAATCGGGATGATTTACATCAAGTGTATTGGGCATTATTGAAACTTCCTATAGATTTCTTCAGCAAAGGCGATACGTTCTTCTTCACCTAGTCGCTTGTAATTACCGTCTTCGCCTTTGATCTTCAGGTTCTCAGGAGTGCCTCCTTCGATTATCGTCCCTCGCTTAGTTTGATATCCTGGTCTTTCAAATTTTCTCATGAATATCTTTGCTGCTTCGGCAGGAGTTTTTGATCTCTTGAGTTCAGCATAACCGAGATATGGCAACGAAGTTAATTCTTTTCTAGTCCATAACAACTGAGCATATAAACTTGTGTATGTTAAGTTAAGTGAAGACGCGAAGTCTTGTAATGCGCCAAGTCTATTACCTGCTGCTGGTGCAGGATTCCACTGAGCGATACCGAATGAATTTTCTCCTGCAATACCAGATAATGCAGTTGGGTTTATATCACCGCCATTAGCATTAGCACCAGATTCTTCACAAAAATTTCCTATTACACCTGCTGCCGCCATAGGTGATAAACCACACCCTTCTTTTGTAATCAAGAAATTAAATGCCCTCTCAATATTTGTTTCTCCCACTAGGTTTGCTTCGTCAACAATCTGAGGTGGTTGCAAGTTTTTATTTATAGCAGGATCTTGATGAGGCGGTATTTTAGGTTGGAAGGCACTTCCTCTAGTCGCCCTTATTGATGCTTCATATTTAGGCATTGAACCTAGAATCATAGGTAACTGTGAATGCGTACCGTCAAGGAAAATACCATATACTTGCGCTTGTTCTTTGATACCTGTACTTGCGCCAAGACCAGAACTACCACCTTCTGTAACAGGAACAACTATCGTCGCCCACGGCAAGTCTCCATCAGGTATTTCATTATTGTCATGAACACCAACGATTCTTACTTTTACTCTACCCATTTCAAGAGGATCGTTAATGTTGATAACTCTACCAACAAACCAACGAGTTGTATCCCCATAGAACTCTTTATTACTTGGAATCATATCAGTGCTGCCTCACTTGTGAAACTCTTTAACTTTGCGCATGTAAGATGAATATCATATCTCTCAGTGCTGAAAACATGTTTCGCTGCATACACAACATAATCACCAGAACGTTTGGTATCAAAATTGTTTGTTCCTTTATCATCGGCAGGTTTGTTTGCCATGAAATAAATTCTTACAGTATTACCGATTGTCATATTAGTATTAGGTTTTAGAAACCCTACACCAGAAACTCTGATTGTAATAGGTGCTTTGAGTAGATGCGATTTGAGAGCAGACCCTACAATCTTTTTAGCATGATCCGATCCTTCTTTTTCTTCACCATATGACTTGAATGAGTTTATCCCTTGATTGTAAACTCCTGCGCTTGATATCTGCGTTATCGTTTTAGATGACTGCTCATTAAGTATGTCACCGTCAATTTCAAACTCCGCGAAATCATATTTTTTATCATGTGTGTAGGCATTAGATTCACCATAATTAAATTTTACTTTCTTGGTGTTGTTTAATTCT